AGATAATGAATCCAGTCATGCAGGCCTTGCTCCAAAAGTCCGTCATGAATGATGTTTACCAATCGCTTCAGGATCAAGTGTACATCCAGTTTGTTACGACCACCAGCAGCCCAGCCATTGAAATGACGATCTGGATACTTGTGTGGATCACAGTAGTCCTTCATCTGAGCATACCAGTCATCCGCTTCTGCGTGAGTTGTTCCCTGTAACACATTTAGAAACTTACAGCGACCAGTTCTGTTATTGATGAAATAATCGTTGTTGATTCTAGTAGCATTCACGGCATCCTGATATGAATGAATACCCACAAGTGGCTGAACATGTGGACGGCCCAGAGTGGTAGTGGGAATATCCAGAACCATACCATAATCCATGTACGTGTCCATCCAGTTCAGTACTGCCTTTCGCTTGGCCATGGCACGAGGGCAGTTGGGGTCGCTCCAGTTTGCAGGCCAAACGCCCATGCTGATCTGGAATCCGCCACTGTCGCCCAGCAAGAAAGTTCCAGCCTCACGATTACGAATCAGGTCTTCCTGATCATTGGGTCGGGTTGTGTCCAGGTCTGCGTGACCAGCCGAGTACAGGCCCCACTTGTAGGTGTACAGACCTTTCTGGCTGTTCAGGAAGTTCAGCATTTCGGTGTCCTGAATGCCAGCCGGCAATCGTTGTGGATCAAAATACTGTTTGCCACAACGTTGCTGTCCCAGGCCACTAATATAGAAACTACTAATGGCTGGCAGGAACATGGCCCATTCAGGGTTGTGTTTTGCTGATAGATTATCTTGTTGCATTTAGTTTGTCATCGCGGGCCAGTGTGGCCAACATATCAAGTTGCTCTTGTGCTCGTTCTAGGTTTTCTCGGGCATCAGCCAGTGCGGGATAGTTTTGAACCAGTCGCTCCAGTTCCTGTTCCTGATCACGCTTCTTGCGGGCCCAGGACAGTAGACTTTGTGCTTCAGGGTTCAGGTCAATCATTACATCTGGCATTTGCATTTGGATCCAGTTGTTGCCATCATACACTTCAATCCTTTGCATGGTAGTATTATAACGCATGTTGCCAACTCCCTGGGCACCGTTATAACCATTGACATAAGTTGATCCGGAGCCGCCACTTACTGTGACAAAACTACCTCCCAAGACATTATTGATCATGTTTGTGCTGGCAGGAGATATTCGTATTCGGCAATGCCGCTGTCCACAGTGATACGCATGACGCCCTGGTCACTGATATAAACATGCTTGTCACCAGTCAGGTCCATGATGCTCACAAACTGCTTGACAGGCCACTTCAGTTCCTTGGTCATGGTGCCAGTGGGCTTGGCCTGGAACACAAAGTTACCCTGGTGAGTGGCAGGATCTCCAAACTTCACAGTCAGGTCACCGTTCACAAACTTGGTAGTGAAGGTAGTTTCTTCACTGTGCACACTGCTCTGCTTCTTCAGGCGTTGAACACCGGGAATCTGTGGACTGAAATCAATGTTCCAGGTTGCTCCCTTGAACATGACATTCTTGACCTTTTCTTCAACCAGTTCACGGGTCATCAAGCGATAGTCATTCACAAAGTCACCAGTCTTGTTCTCAAAGTGAATGGCGCTGGGGGCATCAACGCCATTGCGTTGCTGACGGGTAACAGTGATCTTGGCATTCTCATCATACTCATCGCTGAAACTCAAGATGGTCTTGAGTTTGCCCAGAGTGGGCATGCCAAACACACCTTCAAATCCCAAGACTGGAGCCTTGAATGTGGCGTTCATGATCACACTGCGATCTTCGGCGGCTGCGTTGATCACAGTTTCAGTTTTGGTGCCAGTGATTTTCACCAGGTCAATCACACCCAGTTGCAGTGTATGTTGAATCAGGTCCTGTAGTACATCTTTAGTTACGTCAGTTGTCATGTTGTCTTTCCTTTAGGTTATTTAGGATCACGTTTTGTGATATATGTGTGGTGATTTTACGCGAATCATGGCGTAAAATCAACCTGTGTTTAGCCAAATACGAACAAATCATTCACAGTGGTGTTTATGTCAGTGGCCTTACGCATGTCCCAATCCAGAACACTCAGTAAGTTATCTATCTTTTCGTCCACCAACACTCGTTCCATTTCAGCATCGTCAAATGGCAGTTCAGTGAACCACTGTGGCAACCGCAGTTCATCAGTGGGATAGGCCACACTGGTCATGCCCAGTGGATTGTCTCGCAACTTACAAACCACAATACGCATGCCGTCCACAATCTGTTGACTGTAGTTGTCACCGTGTAGTTTACGCAAGTAGTTCCAGTTCAGACTGGCTCGCACATGGCCTGGCATGTTGGCATCACCACGATCAGTGCCAGCCTTGAACAGTTTGTTGTTCATCTTGTGTACAGCAGCATCAGCCTTCTGGGCATACATGGTAAGATTGTTCACACTCTTGGGAGAGCCTTTCAACCAACTGTCCATGTCACGCAATTGACGCTTGAAGTCTGTGACCTGTTGAACGATACGATCACGACCATGACCAGCCAGCACATTCTCTAGCACAGCAAACAGGAACTCCTGAATGAACTTGGGAGTATCACTACGCTTCAAGTCCAGGCCCATGGCTTTGATCTGGCCCGTTTTTCCGTTAGTGTCTTTACGCTTGCCCTCTTTGTCGTAGATGTTCACAGCATAACGCTTCTTGGTAATGAACAGGCCACGATCTGCCACCAATTCACGACCAGCCTTGATGATGCTGCCGTTCTTGCGAGGACAGTGGAAGGCTCGTTCCATGAATTCTGGGAAACTGGCGTTGGTATTCTCGGCCAGTTCATCGTAGACCTCTACTGCTCGTTCCTTGTTCCAGGCCAGTTCACCAGCATCAACCTGTCGTTTGATAATGGGCCAGATGCTGAAATAGCAACTGTCAGTATCGCCATACACAATGCTGGCACCAGTGTGATCATACTCACCAGTGATCTGCTCATTCAAGTGGGCACTCATGTGTTTCACGATCTGACGACCATTCAGTGTGGTACTCTGACCAATACGCAAGTCATAGAATCGGCAATGCTGATTCAACAGAGCGCCATATGCTGAATTCAACAAAATCTTGCGAACCAGTTGTCGCTTGTCCAAGAACTCTTGTTCTTCCTTAGAAGTGGCCTCTTTGAGTTTGGCCTGAATCTGCTTACGTTCGCTATACCAGCGTGATAACAATCCGGGAATCACGCCTTCACGTTCGTAAGTAAAGATTGTGCCGTTGGCACTCAGCATCCAGGGCTGATTGCTATCAAAGATCAGGCGCCAGATTTCTGCCGCACTCAGTTCATCATGGCCACCACGTTCCCAGTCAATAGTAATCATGGTGCCACGTTCCTGATTCATCACGGCAGTGTACTCTAGTGAGCCAAATAGGCCTTCCCAGAGTACAGGCCCTGATATGTCCTCGGCAGTTTTGTTACGCTTGTCAGCAGCCAGGCGGGCTTTCTTGTCCGCTATGTGCTGATCGGTCAGAGTGGGTCTGAGTTGCCCGATGATTGTTTCTGGCGCCATGTTAAGAGCGCGGATTGTTGACGGGTACAGCGAGTTGATATCAACTGCCGCGATGTATTCGTGGATGCCCCTTTTGGGCGTAGCAACATAGGCACCTGCCGCTGTTTGTTCGTCATCATTACCTTCACTCCTTCGTGTTTTATCCTGAACCACAAGGCCACGACTGTGTGCCTCATTAATAACTGCTTGCTCAATCATGGCCACACTGCCCATGACTGTGGGTAGTAGCACAGTGTTCTCATGTGCCAGTTGGTTGGCCAAATCCAAGAACTTTAGTTTGTCATGGATCTTGAACAACAACATGGTGTCCTGGCGGTTGTATTCCAGAAACTTACGCCAGTCACGGTTATACAACTGATCCAGTGTGCCTTCATACTGTGTTTTGTTTTCACCCACTTCCATTTCGCCAATGTAATCCAGTTTGTAACTGTGGCGTTGTTCGTAGTTATACTTCTTGTATAACTCCAGGTAGTCCATGTGAATACGGCCCACCAGGTCGTAAGTGGTTTCTTCGCGGCCAAATCGTTCGTATGTGCGAGATTTAGGCAGTTCGCCCATCAGGCAAAACTTGCGTGTGTCATCCTTGCTCATCACACGGGTCACACGATTGACCATGTAGGGAATATCGTACCCTGATGAGTTCCAGCCAGTGAGCACATCAGCATCTTCAATCAAGGCAAAAAATGTTTCAAACATTTCTGTCTCGGTCTCAAATACAAATGTGTTGTCAAAGCCACCAGCAATTTCACTGGCAGTTTCTGGCGTCATGCTACGCGGAGGAATACACAGCGTTACCAGTTGGTCCAGCCAGTCCATGTAGATGGAAATAGCAGTAACTGGATTGAAGGGATCGCTGGTGGGACTAAAGCCCTTGACTGGATCAAAGTCCACTTCAATGTCAAAGAATGCTGTATGTAGACGGGGAGCAGGCTTGTCCAGATAGTTATCCGCCAGGCAACGGAACACCACGTTCACATCGCTTTCGTAAATCTGTTTGCCACTCATGACACGGAGTTCTTTTTGAAACTCCTGTCGTTTGCGGCTACTAAAACGACTTACTGGATCACCGAATACAGTGCGATACTTGCCTTTGGCGTCGGCATAGTAGAATACATAGTTTGTGGGATATTCCACGATGTGGCGTTTACCATCTGGTGTTCGCTCCACCACACGGATAATGTCACGCTCACGGTCGTGTAATGCGTCAATATAACTCATAGTGTCAATAGTCTAATCAGGGCAACACTGTCAATTGTAACTAATAATACATAGTTTGCCAACATTCCGGAACTTTGCCGTGTCCAGGCGGCCCAGGCAAAAATTGCACACTGGATCATGAACAGTGGATAAAGTACCAGGAATGGTGGATCAGGCAGTGTGAGCATCATGGTGAAACTACACCCGATGCTCAGGAACCAGGCTAAGATTTCCAGCACACACCTCACGGGATGGCTGGCCCAATCATCACGAATCCAGTCAATTATGCCCTGGATCAATCTCATCACAGAGTCTTGCCCACAGTTGTCAGGATAGTTTCAAGCAATTCTTGCTCTTTTTGTGTCTTGCCAAATTCGGCTTTGTGTGCCACGCGAATGGCCTTTTTCAGCACTGCACTCTTGACGTTGAGTTCTTCGGCGACTGCCTTGATTGTGTCATTTAGACCTTCATTCAAGGTATCAATTTCGTGCATGACCTGCATGCCTTCGTTGATCAGGGTAGTGAGTTTGATTTTCTGGTCACCGCTAAATGAGGTGGGGCTATCAAAATTGTCAGACATAAGTTCCTTTCAGTAGACAGATACTTAGTCTAACACAATTGCGTGGAAAGTCAATAGTGATTACGACCTTACACTTTACCTAAAAACTGGTGTGCAATTATTTTACAATCAGCACGCAGGTCTGGATCACGTGTTTCACGCAAACTGAATGTTTTGGGTACCGCACGTGCCAGTTGTGTGGGATCACTGTAGCCGCAATAAACTTTGTGTACGTTGGTACTATTGATCAGTTCTGTACAACTTTCACCATAACGCTCATCCATTTGATGCACACAGGGACTTAGTGTTGTGACTATGATGCTACCAGACGCCGGTTCACCATATTGCTCACGATAACGATCTAGTGCCACACGTTCAGCATGTACCCGGCGGCCATCAGGTGCAGCGTGATTTAGACCACACACGATGCGATTCTGGTTATCTATGACGCAAGCTGCAACCAATCCAAAGTATTGGTCATCCAGTTCTTGACCACGAATGATCATTTGGACTAGTTTTCTTAACATTTGGTCTAGTCTGGTTGTATCGTGAAATTGGAAATCGCTGGCTCGCATGTTAGTATTTAGTGCTCACTTTGTTGATCTGGGTAGCGAATCCATACACACGGGCAGCAGCCGCCCACTCGGTCCTAAGGCGAGTTTCTTAACTTCAACAGTCGCAGTTGCCTGAACAGTTGA